GTTCTCGAAGATACGGTCGCAAAAGAATTTCAGCTGCGCACCGGCAAGAGAGTTCAAAAGGTTTCTCACCAGTTCGCCGACCCTGAAACTCCTTGGGCAATCGCAAACATCGACCGAGCAATTATCAATCCCGAGATTGCCGGAAAAGTTCGTCCGCTGCTGACGGTCGAAGAAATCGAGCGCTATGCCGACGTCACCGGAGTTGAGCGCATCATCAATACCGATATCGCTTTTGAAGCTAAGACGGCAAACGCTTTTACCGCTGACCTTTGGGGGCCGAGCCAGGAGCTCGAGATCAAACAGAACAACCTCAGAACCGAGCATGTGATCCCGCTTTACTACGAAACGCAGATTCAATGGTACTGCGGCATTCTGAAGCTCAAAGGAATGTATCTCGCAGTTCTGATTGGAGGATCGGACTTCCGGATGTATTGGGTGGACGCCCGTCCGGACGTGTTCCAAGTGATCAAAGAAAAGTGCTCCCGCTTCTGGAACGAAAACGTTCTGAAGAAGCTTCCTCCTGACCCGATCAACATTGACGATGTACTTCAGTTATATGGCAAAAGCAATGGAAAAGCTGTGGAGGCTCAGGGTGAGCTTGCTATTGATTATGGTGAGTACGCACGTATTGCTGGTGAAATTAAGGAACTTAAAAAGCAGCAGGACGCGCTCAAAACCAGAATTGCAATAAGCATGAAGGACAACGAGATTCTGACTTTGGACGGCAAGAAAGTCCTCACCTACAAAACTCAAACCTCCAAACGTTTCGATTCGGATTCCTTCCGGGAAGACCACCTGGATGATTACTACGACTATCTAAAAGAGAGCTCCACTCGCGTCATGCGTGTGTGTGCGTAACCTTTTAGATTGCTGGCTACACAAAATGGGCAGGGTTTCTACTGATAAAAAGAGCGGTTTTGTGTAATATTCGCTTCGAGCACTACAGTACAGTGCAACAAGAAAAGGCTTTCTCGGTTGAGCCGAATCAACCGAGCCAAATTCCCTCCAAGCCTGCACAAGCGGGCTTTATTTTTGCCTCTGGCTTATTTCCCGTAACTCTTAATCAACCCCAGCCCCTCCAGTGCGAGGGGCTTTTTCATAGGAATAAATTATGTCCACATCCGACCAACTCGCCGCCGCTGTCGGCGCTCCCTCTGCTCCAGTCGCCAAACCCAAAACAAAAGCTCCGATTATCGTTCAGCAAGTTCTGTCTGACCAATTCAAAAAACAGCTCGCCTTGGCTGTCCCGAAACACTTGAGCGCTGACCGGATGGCAAGAATTGCCGCGACCGAATTGCGAAAGACTCCGGCCCTCCTCAACACAACTCCTGCATCATTCCTGGGAGCGGTTATGCAGTCCGCCCAACTTGGTCTTGAACCCGGCTCCGCTCTTGGACAAGCATACCTTGTTCCCTACGGTAATCAGTGCCAGTTAATTCTTGGATACCGCGGCATGATCGATTTGGCGAGAAGATCCGGACAAGTTTTGTCTTTATCCGCTTTCGCTGTCCATGAAGGTGATGAGTTCAGCTACCAACTCGGCCTGCATCCGGACATTCATCACGTGCCGAGTTGTGAAGCTGACCGAGTTAAAAAACCGATCACCTTTGTCTACGCAGTCGCAAATCTTCGCGGTGGCGGCTACCAGTTCGAAGTTATGAGCCGGGCCGAAGTTGAGGCTGTCAAAGCGAAGGCCAAATCCAAGAATGTCTGGAACTCTTACTTCGAACAGATGGCTCTCAAAACAGTGATCCGTCGTCTGTTCAAGTACCTTCCTGTTTCTATCGAAGCGCTGCAGGTAGCAAATGTGGACGCCAAACGAGAGGCCGGAGAGGAAGTTAAGCCTGAAGATGTGATCGACATTAACGCCGTCTCGGTCGATGACTTCAAGGACATTGAAGATGGCGAGGTTATTGAAGCTCCACAGGAGGCCTCCGCATGAGCAGGGTCGAGTTCCTGTGGCACGACCACGAATGCTACACCGTGAAGTTAAACGGAACGACTGTCGGAATGCTGTACAAAAGACAGAACCGGATGTGGACGATGCGTCCGGATCTAATCGATGATCCGCAGCTTCTCACCTTCCTTCTCGACTCCTTCAGCACAACGTTCTGGGAGCTCCTGAGAGAGGCACGGCGCGATGTTAAGAAGGCGCTCTTACAGTACGAAGCGATGAAGAAGTAAACATGGGCCCCGTGAAAGCGGGACTTCTCTTTTGAGGCCAATATGCAGTTTGAATTCATCGATTACAGCGGCTGCTTTCCAAACTTGTGTGCGGGGAAGCTGACATTTAAGGCAGACGGCAAACAATATGCAGACTATGTAGACATGATCTCTGGCGGTGATGTTTGGTTTGATGATCACTGGAGTGAGCATGTTGAAGAGGGTCCATGGACGGATGTCTCGGGACCTCTATTAAAAAAGAATCCAGAGCTACTGGAGCACAAAACCGATCTCCTCAAAATGATTAACGAGAATGTACCTCACGGCTGCTGTGGCGGCTGTGTGTAGGAGGAAAACGATGTGGAGCCATTAAAGCAACTCGCGTAATTTTTTAATAAAAGGCTATTCAATGAATAAACGACAACTTAAAGTTCTTCTCTCAGTAATGCCCAAAAACGATATTCCTTACAAACTCAACTGCCTTTTCGTTGATTTTGATAAAAGTGAGGTAGTTGCTTGCAATGGTTTTATGATCATAGCCGTTAAATGTGCACATGGTTTGAATGGCACAGGAAGTGTGTTAATTCCTCGCAATGTCGTTGAACAAGTCGCAAAAACTAAGACTAAAAACACAATAAGATTCTCAAACACAGAAATATCTGGGGATGATTTTTCTTTTCCTTTTACACCCCTGCAAGGAACCTATCCAGACTACTCAAAAGTAATTCCACCGAATGAAGATCTTAAAAAACCGGGACAGTTCGGGTTCTATCAATCAAAATGCATAAAAGTTATTGAAGAATTAGAAGCGGCGTTTGAGGTCAGCCCGCTTTTCCATAGACCAAATAAAATAGGCAAACCATTAAAGGCTACTTTTTATGCAGGATCCGGTGAACGGGTTATTGCATGTGTCATGCCAAAGTCAGTTAGGACATCCGAAACATACGAAGCAATGAAAGCATGCATATAAAGGAGCCAGAATGGTGAACAGATTCCCAAAAATAAACTTCTTCGCCTACGTCATAAACTATGACGTTTTCGGAAAAAGCCAAGGAAGTGCTGCCATCGCCGACCTCGGTATAGGCATTAAAAAGAATCAAGTAATTCTCAACTTTAACGGCCTACAGCGTGAAAAGATTACTGAAATCGGAATAGACATCAGCGCTTGGGAAACGATTAAAAAAGCTATCGACATAGCTATAGATCGAGCTGAAGAAAAATCGAGTTAATTAAGTAGTTATCTTTACACCATCGACACATCCAAAAAAACGTGTCGATTTTTTTAGGTTTTCAATCATGAAAAATGAATACTGGATTATCGGGATAATTCTGGCTGCAATGTGTTTAATTTTCTACTCTCAAATTAACGATTCCATTAGCAGCCATCGAAGTTTCAAAGTCAACATGAAACAGATCGAAGTGATTAATGATTCCAATCGCCGGTTAAGTGAATTAGTCAATGAAATCTCAAAAGGATCTTTGAACTCAGCTGAGACGATTAAAGCAATCTGCCAGCAAAATGAGGAAATACGCCAAAACAATGACAAGCTGACCAAACAAAACCGATTACTGGTGTCAACGACTAATGCTCTGACTGAAGAAAACGAGTATTTAAGAAAGGTTTTAAAACAGCACGACATAGAACTAGTGCCGGCGCCAGCTTCGGAACAAAAACAGTAATAAACCTTATTCGGCACCTTATTTCTTAAAGGTGCCAAACAAAAGCGCATTGAGAAATCAGTGCGTTTTTGTTTTTATGGAGAAGTCATTATGAAACCGATACTCGATCCGATGTGCGGCTCCAGGATGTTCTATTTCGACAAGAACAATAAGTCCGTTCTGTTCGGAGACATTCGCGATGAAACACACTGGACGCGGCAATACAAAAAACTGGAGATTCACCCAGATCAGCTAATGGACGCCAGGGAGCTTGAGTTTCCAGACAACACCTTCTACCTCGTCGTCCTCGACCCGCCTCACCTAATCAACTGCGGAAAGACTTCTGACATGGCAAAAAGCTACGGCGTTCTGGAGAAGGCCTGGCATGCAGACATGAAAAAGATTTTCAACGAGGCCTGGCGTGTGCTCAAGCCTAACGGGACATTGATCTTTAAGTGGGCTGACAAGGATGTCTCTTTGGCCGAGCTCCTTTACGTACTGGAACGTGAGCCTGTGTTCGGGGACAAGAAGCCTGCTGCAAATAAAGCCGGAACAAACCGTTTCTTTTTAGTTTTCTTTAAGGATGAATAAACATGGACAAAATCGAACTCACCCGCGAGGAGGCCATGCTTGTTATGCGCCTCCTCAATTTATTTTTGAGCAAAGCTCAAGCGCTGAACGTGCGTGACAACTCAGACGTTGCTCCGGCAAAGGCTCTGAAACAAAACATCTTCAACCAGTTCATGAAGCTGGATACCGAGGAGGCTGAGAATGAATCTGAGTAACGCAGTCGAGTTTTACTCCTGCCTGATTGCGATCATGAACCACTACGGCTATGACCATCAGGTGTACGAAAAATTGCCGGAAGAAGTCGATGAGTTGAATGAGGCCTTTGACGAATATTTTAAGGAGCCGTCTCCGGAACACTGGCACCATGTCATTGAGGAATGCGCTGATGTCCACATCATGCTCGAGCAATTCCAGATGCTAATCACTCCGGAAGACAAAAAGGAGTTCGACAAGATCTGCATGGATAAGCTGCATCGGGAAATTGGAAGAATTGAGAAATCAGGAGGTAAAAATGGGAAGACCGCGTAAACATCCGAAAGAAGAATTAGTAGGGGCAACGTCGTTGCCCTTTTCTTTTTTGCGCAAAACGTCGGCCGCTAAGTTTCTCGGAGTATCGTTGCCGACTTTTTATAAATATTCAAAACTGCCTGGCTTCCCATTGCCGTTTAAATTAGATGTCAAGACTGAGGTTTATGACTCTCGTGATTTGGAGAATTGGGTTAAATCTCAGCCTCGCACCGGGGCGGCATGATGTCCAGCGCCCGCAAAGGTGCATTTCCGCTCTTTCCGGATATGCATACTTATGCTTAGGTAGAACTTGATACCTCAAGAAAATCAATTAACATGAGAAATCAGTACTAATTTTGATAGCGAACCCTTTTCTTTACGATTGGGTTTGTTATCTCCATTTTCCTCCAAGTGAACATGACAAATCCCAACATACCCATACTTACGACTAAATTCAATGAACTTGCTCAGACCGCTGATGCAGACGGAAAAAGCTCTGAATTCTGGTTTGCCAGAGAAATCATGGAGCCCCTTGGATATTCTAGGTGGGAGAATTTCTCCAGCGTTATCAGCAAAGCAATTCAATCGTGCATCTCTGCACACATTGATCCAGATGATCATTTTCGTAACGTCACGAAAATGATCTCGCTTGCCAAAGGAGCTTCAAGAGAAGTCGATGATTTCATGCTTACAAGATACGCTTGCTATCTAGTAGCTCAAAATGGAGACCCAAGAAAGGAACAAATCGCGTTTGCTCAAAGTTATTTTGCTTTAGCGACTCGAAAGCAAGAACTCATTGAGGAGCGAATGAACCTAAATGCGAGATTAGACGCTAGAGTTCGTTTGAAGGAGGCCGAAAAAGCACTCTCCAAAAACATATATGAAAGAGGCGTTGACGACAAGGGTTTTGGACGAATTCGCTCGAAGGGTGATACAGCATTATTTGGCGGTAACACAACCCAACAAATGAAACTTAAATTTGGAATTACAGGCGCTAGACCTCTTGCAGATTTTTTGCCAACTCTCACGATTGCGGCAAAAAACCTAGCGACTGAAATGACAAATCATAATGTCACGGAGAAGAATTTTTTCGGAGAACGCGCTATTACAGATGAACACGTCCAGAACAATACCAGCGTTAGAGAGATGCTTGGCAAGAGAGGTATTAAACCCGAGAATCTTCCTCCTGAAGAAGACATAAAGAAAGTCGAGCGCCGAGTTAAATCGGAAGAAAAGCGCTTTGCCAAAAACGCCAGCGTCTTACCGAAAAATTAGATCTCAGAGAAACAGAAATCAGCCCATTTTTGGAGCAATTTCCTTTTATCCTCAATCGACTCCTCACGGTCATAGGCACTTCCCAATCGAGGGTCTATGTCGTGATGGAGAATCAACTGTATCGGACGTTCAGGCGCATGAATGGAATGCGCCCAACTCTCGAATGTAGCTCGGCTGATAGCGTGCTGGACGGCTATCACCGGCTTCCCTTTCTTTTCGGATTGGCGTCTGTCAATCCACCCTTCTCTACCAGCAAGCACTTCAATATTGTGCAGATCCTTGATCACTGTATTTAGCGCAGTGTTCCCCAGTGGCGCCCTGAATCGACGCGGAGACGGAAAAACAAAACCCGCGTCATCAACATTTCTCAGTTCGTGCTGCTTCTCCAAAATCCTCATTGCCTGGTCAGACAACGGAACAATGTGCTGTCCGTTGGACGACACCTTCATTTCTTCTTCATCAATAATCCAAAGTCTTTTATCAAAATCAATCTGCTCCCAGCGTGCCAGACGAGCGTTAGACGATCGTACACATGTCAATATTGCAAACTCCGTGCAACGTGGAGACACTCCCTCACGCTTGTGGAGTGCAGCAAAAAACGACGGAAGCTGATCTTTTTCTAAAAATGGATAGTGTTCCTCTTTTCTTCGGAGTTTTTTAGACGGCAGCAGTGGTTTTAAATATTGCCATTCAGCAGGATTGATTAAATTAGAACTTCTAGCCTTTTCAACGGTGGTGGCCCAGACGAAAAAATTCTTCATGAGGTTGAGCAAGATGTCAGCCGTAGCTGGCAACTCTAACCAGATTGGTTTAAAAAGCTCGGAAATATCCTCAGCTGTTGCCTGAGAAACTATAAGGTTTCCTCCGTTCGGAATAATGTGACGCTGTATCCTCTGCTCTGCCTTATAACGCGCCTGGATAGAATCTTTCCACTCTCCTCTCAACTCTTTCCAATCAAGCCATTTAGAAATTAAATCTGAGATTGTCGGCTCGTGCCTCTCGGCATTCTTCTTGGCCTCAATCCTTCTTGCCTTCTCTGCCTTTTTTACTTCTACTAAATTGGCATCCCCGTGTATGGCCAAAAGCTCCATTGCTTTTTGACGAGCCTGATCAACCGAAAGAATTGGATAGCTTCCTATCGTGCAAGTAAAACTGTCAGCGCCTTGTCGCCTTAGCAACCAGGAGCAGGAGAAAACGCCACCATAATCTTTGACCTGGAGCATCAATCCTTTGACGCCTCCGACTGAGTGTCTGCCCGGCTGAGTAGCCAGTAATTTAATATCACGATTTGTGAGGAGTTTCAGGACCTTGGGCATCTTTTCTCTTTCCAAAATGTACTTTAAAGCGATGTACTTTAAGAGGGCTTCAAAAATGTACTAAAAAATGTACTTTAAAGATTGAAAGAATTTTAATGCTATTTAATGCTATTTAATGGATACCTAAAAGAAAAGCCCCATTTTCGGGGCTTTTTGGAATAACGTTTATACTATTTAACGCTATTTAATTGTCTTGTGGTGCCCACTGACTGACTTGAACAGACGACCTACCGCTTACAAGGCGGTTGCTCTACCACTGAGCTAAGCGGGCAAACCGAGAACCTGAATTCTGCACATTTTTTTCGAGTTTGTGTTTAACTCAGGCCTCGAGAAGTAAAGAGAAGTAAGAAATGAGGATTTTAGTCCTCTACTTTCACAAACCCGCGTTTCGGTTGATCCCCGCTCATCTTCGGCTTTTTCATGGGTTCAACATCAAAACGCATACCGTATCCTTCCTCGCGGATGAAGATCGCCTTAACTCGATCAACAGGAATGGAGATGGACTCAACCTTTCCGGCAAATCGGGCCTTAAAGGTGATCACGTCATTTCCAAGCTGCAGGCTGTCGCACGCAGTCGGAGAAATATTGAGGACAATTTCATTGTTCGTCACATAGTTGGACGGCACAATGACGCGATAATCCTCCGGTTCAGCCAAAACAGAAAGCTGGGGAGTGAAATCGTTGTCCACGCTCCATTCGTAAAAAGCGCGAATGAGGTACGGAGTCATTGAAGGTAAATTGGCCATTCTCTTTCTTCTACTTGCGCATCACTCTTTCAGACGGAGTCAGAGCTTCAATGAAGGCAGGACGAGAGAAAACTCTTTCGGCGTACTTCTGGACAGGCATTCCGGCAGGAGGAAGTTCGATACCGTAGTAGTTCAAACGCCACAGAAGCGGGGCAAGTGCAATATCCAGCATGGAGAACTCATCTCCCATGAGGTATTTCTTTTTTGCAACAGCCGGTGCCAAACCTGTCAGCTGATCTCGGATGGCTTCTCTCGCCTTAACACGAGCTTCGTCGGAGCTGGCTCTGTTTTCCAAAGTGTGAACGTGCTTGAAGATCTCACGTTCGAGGTTGAACAACAGAAGACGAGTTCTGGCTCTTTCAACCGGATCAGGCGGCATCAGCTGAGGATGAGGAAAACGCTCATCGATGTATTCGTTGATGATGTTTGATTCGTAAAGAACGAGATCTCTTTCAACCAGGATCGGAACTTCGCCATAGGGGTTCATCACATTGATGTCTTCAGGCTTGTGATAGAGATCAATGTCACGGATTTCAAAATCCATTCCTTTTTCGAAAAGCACAAAGCGGCAACGCTGAGAAAAAGGATCAGTGCTGCCTGAGTAAAGAACCATCATAGGCCGTTCTCTCTTAAAAAAATATAAATAAATCAAAATGTCAAGGCCCTAAGATTTTAAACGATTAGGAAGAAAATCCCAAATTTTTGCCCGTAAAGCCTTGTCTCCCAACGAACTCCCAAAATAAACCTCTGCCTTAATTTTGAGGAATTTTTAATTGCATAATTAAGAAAGTTTCGTTGCTCCAGTGTCATTTCCTAAAAACGGTTGACTTCTTTTTGTTTTAAACCTGTGTTTAGTTGACTTTGATTGGGCTAAGCCTGGTAACAGTTGACTCCTGGCTGCCCTTATCCCTGCGGTCGGTTGTCCGGAAGGCGTAGCC